TGCCGGCTTCCATGTAGGTTGCCCGCATTGCCTCCAGCAGATCGTCGTAGGCGCGATCGTCCAGGTTCAGTGCGGCAAGGGCGGCCTCAACATCACCCGCGGCCATGGCGGCAGCAAAGCGCTGGTGGTCGAGAACTGTCTTCAGTTCGGCGACGCCTTTCAAAAAGGCGGCGGCCAGCTTTGGCTCATGCGCCATCATCAGGTCGTAGAAGACCTGCTTGGGCGTCAGCTTGCGTGCCGTGTCAGGGCTCGATGATTTCTCGGGTGTGACGCGCTGCGTCGGTCATGTGGTCGAGGTAGCTGTCGACAAGATCGTGGGCTTCGCGCCGCAGGACTTCTAGCTCGGCTTCGGGCGCGCCCCGCAGGACTGCCGCCTGGGTCGACTGTGCACGCGAGATGATTTCCATCAGCGCGGCCGTCCCCAGCATCGAGGCTTCCTTGCGTTTCATCAGGCCCTAACCTGCAGGACGAATACGACAGTCGTGGTCGCCGGTCGCAGCAGATCGACGCTCATAACAGTCAAAGTCGCACCGTCTGCCGTAACAAGCAAATCCGAGGTCGTGGGCTCGATGCCGATGGCGGGCTCGACCAGGGCTTTCCGGTCGGTGGAGAGGATGCGCTGGCCGTCGATCTCTCGGTTGGAATAGGCGGTCAGGACGATGTGCGCGGGGTGGTCGGTCACGGTCGGCGGACCCGGATCATATGACGGGCCAGAGCCGGGCGTCTCGCGGTGGATGGCGCCGGGCGCGCCGAACTTGCGGATGAGGCGCTCAGCCGTGGCGGCGGCGCGGGCGTAGTCGAAGCCGGTCATCAACCGACAACCCAAAGGTCGAAACCAGCGACTCCTTCAGGGCGTAGGTACGGTGCGAGGTAGCCCTCTACGACCGACAAGCGCACAGTGGCGTCGGCGACAGCATCACCGCTTCCCGCCACGTACTCGACCTCCAGCACATCGACCTTCTCGCGCTTGATGACGCCGGATTGACTCGCGGCGACCGCCAGCCCCCCCGGGTTCTGCGCCTCATACAGCGCCGCCGCATAAGTGGCCCGGATCACTGCATCAGGGATCGCGTCGGTTGGAATAGCCTGCCGGAGCGCCACGGCTCCGGTGCGAGGCCAGGCACGCTCTTGCTCAAATCCGCCCGTCGGGAGGCCCTTGAAGCGAGCGCCATACAGGCCGTCGATGTAGTCGCTGGCGCGCTGGCGAAGGATGGCAGGCACAGGTGCGTCTGTCGGCAGTACGTGGCCGTTCTCGGCCGCCCATGCCGCGAACAGGTCGTCAGTTCCGTAGCCTGCCATCGGCTCAGGCCTTCACGTGCTCGGCGACGAAAGCGGCCTTATCGTCGTCGGACATGTCGTTGAAGGCGGCGCCATCAGCAGCGTTCAGCGGCTCGCCCTGTTCTTTGCCCGCGCCGTCCACGATGACAAAGCCGTCGCCCTTGGCCTTGGCTTCGTATTTGGCCGGGTTGGTCACGCCCTTCTTGCCGCCCTTGGCCTTGGTCTCGTCGCCAATGACCGTATAGCGGCCAGCCCAGCCATTCGGCTCAGCCTTCACGTCGAACTCGGTGCCGACCGGGATTTCCTGGCCCTTGCCGTCGTAAATGCCGGTGCCGGTGATCTTGATCTTCATGATGCCCTCCTCAGGCAAGTGAAAGGCCCCAGCCGAAGCCGGGGCCGATCTGTCAGTTGACGTTCGTGCTGTAGAAGACGCCCGTCTTGCCCGCGAAGTCCGCCCGGATCTCCAGACCCATCGCGCCCATCATCAGGAACTGATAGTTGTCCGTGGGGTTCTGGCGGGCCTTGGCCGTGGTGTTGACGGCCATGCCGACCAGCGGGCGGATGTATTCCGCGCTGGGCACGAAGCCGAAGAACTCGTTGCCCTTCAGCTCATGGCTCACCACGATCTTGCTGATGCGGCGATTGGTCAGCAGATAGCTCAGCAGAGTGCCGCCCTTGAAGCCGGTCGAGCCGGAATAGGACTTGTCCAGGTTCCGGCCGATCTCCGGCGAGACGTACAGGTTGACCTTGCCGGTGATCAGGTTGGCATCGAGCATCGCACCCAGGGTCTGGGTGATGAAGTTGTCGATGTCGTCGCTGCCGGCCGTGGTCAGGTTGATGTTGGCGCCGCCCGCACCCGAGCCCAGGTTAATGGTCTTGGCCAAGGGGTGGTTGCGGATGCCGTAGGCCTTGTAGCCCTTGACCGAGATGTCCTTGTCGCCGTCCAAAACGTACAGCGCCTGGTCGCGACGAATCTTGGCGGTGTGCGCTTCCTGATCGTCCGACAGGGCGTCGAAGTTCTCGGACTGCAGCGTGTTCCACTCTCGCCACTCCCGACCATAGGCGGTCGAGAAGATCGGAACCGGGGTGCCGCGATAGTCGTAGGTCACCTTGTCCAGCGAGACGGGGACTTGGCCGCTCATCGAGCGGGTCACTGAACCGGCATCCGACGACACGCGGGTCAGGTGAACCAGCTTGCCGATGTGGACGGCTTTCGCCAGCGGCATCAGGTCGGCCATGTAGGCCTGGCCTTCGTCCGAGCGCATGATCCGGCGGGTGATGCCGTCCAGGTCCAGCCAAGCGTCACGCGGCAGAACCGATGCTGCGTTGCTGACCGAGGCCAGGCCGTCTTCCACGCGGTGGAAATGCTCGCGGTCCGCCGAGACCTCACCCCACCATGCGGCGTGCGGCTTGGAGTTGGCGACGAGCGTCTTGTCGAAATAGCGCATGATCGCCCTCCTTAGGCGGCTGCGGTCAGGTAGCCCTTGGCCGCGCGAACGCGAACCAGCTGGGCGGAACCCGAGGTGTTGTTGAAGGCCTCTTCGGCGAAGGCGACGACCTGCTTGGCGCCCGCGGCAGCGAGGACCAGGGTTCCGCCAGCGCCGGGGACCAGCGCAGCGTCTCGAGCCACGTTGACGGCGGTCGCCACGCGGACGTTGAAGAACTGCTCATCCAGCAGTTCCATGCCGATCACAGTGTCACCCACAGCATAGGCATCATCCACCCCGCCGAGGACGAGGTAGTTGTCCTGCGCCACATAGACCTTGCCAGTCGTATTGGCGTCGGCCGGGGTGAACTTGCCAGCCGACAGAACGATCAGTTGGCCGGGGGTGATGGCGACGGCGGCCGGAGCCTCGCGCACCTGGGGCGTGGCCTCAGTGAAGGGGCCGGCGAAAATCTTGTTATGGCGAGCCATGATCAGTCACCTTCCGGGAGTTGGAACGCGGGCTTGTCGCCGGTCGGCTTGAATGCGGCGTTCAGGGCGGCGGCTTTGCCGGGAGCCGCCTGAGGCGCCAGCTTGCGCAGGGCGTTCAGGGTCAGTTCCTTGGCGGTGTCCTCATCGAGGAGGTTCGCGGCGATGACCCTGCCCACCAGATCGGCGTGTTCGGCGTCGTCCTTGGCCTTTTGGTTGGCCACAGCTTCGGCGTGGGCATCCGTCACGGGCTTGATGGCGTTGGCCACCGCATCCGTGATCGTGGTGCCGATGTTCGTCAGGCCTTCCGAGAGGGTGTCAACCTTCGCGGACAGCGCGTCGAACTGCTCTTTCGAAACAGTCATGTCTGCGTCCTTGTTTTGCTGTTCAGAGGGAGACCCCTCAAGGCCGAGTGCCTGGAGGAGAGTGGTCTTCATTCGGTCCAGGAGGGGCGCACGTTCACGCTTCTCCAGGGCACGGGCGACGGATTCCAACGCCCAATCGAGGTCGCGGTCCGCCTCGGACAAAGCCGAGTTGATGACCTCGATTTCTTCTTGCTCGCCTTGAGCATTGACCAGCATCCCCACGCCCTGCTCCGGGGTGGCGGCGCCCTGCTCATCGAGCATGATGGCGTCGTGGTCGAACTCCATGGCACGAGCGATCTTGGAGTGCCCGGCCTGGCCGTTCGCGGCCTCCAGGCGGCAGAGCAAGCCGGTGGATGTGTGTATCGGTCCGCCCTTCTCGATGGCGTCCAGCACCGCCCTGCCACCCTCAGTCCGGTTGGCGACCTCAACGTCGATCACCTTGTCCAGCAGGACTCGGCCATCCTCGCGGCGCACGTTTTCATTCCAGGCGCCGATGTAGTGGGCGTTGATGCCCTCGGGGTCACGCGCCGACAGAAAGCGGCCGTTCATCTTCGGGTGTCCCAGCGGCGCGGGGGTGCGCTCCAGACCCTTGAACGACTTCTCAATCTCGTCCGCCGGGTAGAGGATGCCGTTCATCACGACATCATCCGGCAGGGTGGCGCTCGGCACGATGATCACGTCGCGGCCGTTGCGCTTCTCGCGCCGGATCGCAGCCGCGTTCGCGACCGAGCGGATGTTGACCCTGACTTGCTTCAAGGCCGCCTCCTTCGATTGTGGGTGGTCAGGCGGCCTCAGCCGTCTCGTCTTCGCGGCCCAGAGCAGCGAGTTCGTCTTCTTCCGCAGGGTCGGTTGATCTAGCGCCTTCAGAGAGGGGCTCGAGATCGATAGCGGCGCGGATTTCCTCGGGAAGGAAAACCAGCTCTCCGCCGCCCTCCATCTTCTTGTTCACGTCCGCCATCTTGTCGGCGCGCTCGATCTTTTCGATCATCGACGCCTCGGTGAGGTCCGACCACGACAGAAACCAGTCCTTCTCCGGCAAGATGCGGAAGCGCTCTAGCCTGTTCACCAACTCCATGATGTTCGGCATGGTCTGGCTGCGGCGGCGGGACATGGCCGTCTTGGACCACTCGGCGGCACCCTCCGTGCTGGCCCGCTCTCCCGTCTGGCTGCCCACCAGGATTTTGACCGGCATGAGAACCGAAGCTGCGAAGCCTTGCAGGGCCACAGCGAAGAAGTGCTCTGGGCTCGGTAGGCTCACGCTAAGCGTCTTGGCCTGGATGCCCTGCAGCATGAGAAGGGAGTCGAAGCCCTTCTGCCAGGCGGTCACCTGATCATCCATGGCGTCGGCCATATCCTCGGGATCGATGCCCATGGCGTCAGCCATCCGCTTCGGATCAGCCTCCTTGTCGACCTCCAGGACCGGGGCGGACTTGGCGTTCTTCCAGAAGCCCTCGCCACCGGCGCCGCTGATCTTCTCCAGTGTGACCAGGTCGTTATAACCGGGCTCCAGAAGCGATCGGCCGTTGACCGTCCCGTCGCGGGACCAGACGATCACCCGGTCAGGGTGTACCCGGAACGAGCGCGGTTGCTTCCCGCCATCGACCGCTGCTTCGTTGAACTGAAACATGCTCGGCTGGCCGTAGTTCGGGTGCGCTTCGTCAGTCCCGTACTCGGCGACCTCGAGTTGCCCCTCCCAGGCCGGGATGATCTCCACCAACCCCTCAAGGCCGCCTGGAACCGTATCGACCGGCTCCTCGAACCGCTTGTCGTCTGCGAGCCTAAGGATGGCGCCCGAATAGCTGCCGACCAATGAACGACGGTCAGTCTCGGCCAGGCGCTGCCACAGCCGCAGGTCCTCGAACCTTTGCCTGATTTTGGCTTCCATCTGCGTCTCTTCGACGCTGCCCTTCACGGTGCCGTCGCGCTGGAACTCCTGCAGGAAGGGGTTGTCCTCCCAGGTCTTGCCCACCGTCTTCTCGACCGCCGCATTGGCGATGCCGTTGCGGGTGTAGGCCCGATAGGCCCTGAGGAAGTCCACATCCTGGGGGTAGCCGAAGTCGGCATAGTGGTCGTGCTTAGCGCTCGCCCCGAAGTAGCCGGGGAACATGGCCGCCAGGGTGCGCCCTGCTGCGTTCGCGAGGAACTGACGCGGGTTCATACGCGGTGCCGTTTCTTCAGGAACATGGCTACGGCCGAGCCCTCCTCGCGCGGCGCGAACGCCATCACGAACGCATCGGCCTTGTTCGGGGATGGAATATCCCGCTTGGCCAGGTCTTTCTTGCTTTCAACTTTCACCTTGCCGCTCCCATCGTAGTCGCGCCGTGGCGTCGAAAGCTCGTCGATCAGCAGGTCCAGGTGTTCGCAGTCGGGAGAGATCGAGATCAACTCGCCCTCGTCGAACGACATGCCTTTGGTGACCGCGTTAAACGTGTTGCGGAACCGCGCCGCCACCTCCCACCAAGCCTGAGCCTTCAGGTTGAGGTAGAAGTCCTCGTTCGCCGGGCTCCTCGGGTCTTTCGGATCAATCCGCGCCTTGGGGTTCAGGATCGCGCCCGAGGCGTTGAACTTGTGATAGGCGACCCGAGCATTCTTCTGCTCGTTCAGGGTGGAGAAGTGGGCGCCCGCAAAGGCCCCGACCCCGATGCTGTCGTAATCGATCTCGGCGCCGGCCTCGACAGCCTGGGCATGCACCCGCGAAGCTGACTTAAGCAGTTCGTCCTCGCCGGCCTTCCATTCATCGACCCGAACCGCCTCGATGCCGTGAGCCTCGACAGTCGCGCATTTATCGTCGCCGCCATCCGCCACGTCGAAGCCGATCCGACGGCGCCCGGTTGTCGGCAGGCCTAGGACATGCCGCGCGTTGATAGCCGCCATGATCCAGGAGCGTTTGATGATGACCGCGTCGTCGTCTTCCCGAGGCTCCCCGAGATAGACGTGGCGGTATTCCTCTTCGTCCTCGGCCCTCTTGGCCTTGATCACCTTCAGGATGGTGGAAGAGAGGAAGGGGTTCTCGGTGTAGTTGATCGTCCGAACGATCGTGTCGGGCGGGGTGTTGGTGACGAAGCGGCGGTAGACGAAGTCCGTCACCAGCCGGGGGTTGAAGATGATCCAGAACTGCGACCCGTCCTTGCGGACTGTCGGCTCCAGGATCTCCCATTGCGCCTTCGTGAGGTTGTGGGCCTCTTCGATCCAGCAGACGTCGATGTCCTCGAGCGACTTGATCTCGTCGATGTGACGCCACAGGCCGTAGAAGATGAACTCCGAGCCGGTCGTGTTGTGGACGATCCGGTTGTTGAGGACCGTGAACTCGGCCTTCAGGCCAAAGCGCTCGATCTGGATTTTGAGGAGCGTGTAGACGCTCTCCTCGATCTTGTTCTGGAACTGGCGGGTGCAAAGGAAGCGGACCCGGTAGTTGGCCGCCAGGAAGATCGCGAACCCCGCTGCGTCCCAGCTTTTCGATGACGACCGCCCGCCCTTCAGCACCCGGTTGCGGGCTGGCGTCTGCCAGAAATCCCGCAGGGCTGGATTAAGCGTCGCCGCCATAGAAGTCGTTGAGCGTCTTGGGCGTCGTCACCCGCGCGTCGATGTCCAGCGACTGCTTCGGCTTGCCGTGGCCCCGGTCCAGCAACGCGTTGGCTGCAGCGACACGAGCGGCGGCTGGCTGGGTGCCATCCTTCATGATCCCCGCGAGCGTGCTCAGCGCGTCCTCGGTGAACGCCTGGGCCGCGTCCTTCACGATCACTGTCGCCTTGTTCGGTGTGCCCTTACGACGGCCAGCGCCGGGGCGTGCGCCTCCTCGGGCCATCGTTTGATTTCCTTTGATTGTTTTTCAGCGGCGCCTCAGCATGGCGCTCTTTGCGTTCTGGGGGGAACGATGGCTGTCCATTCACATAACTGTCCGCACTGCGCGACTCAAAGCGTGGCGTTCCACATCGCGTGGAGCTATGTGATCGACGACGCGCATCGGGTGGCCGTTGGTGTTTGTGGCAAGTGTCGACTGCCCTTGACCATCCACCTGGCTGGGTATGGCGACAGCCCCGAAAAGACTCCAGGAGACCTGACCGACCGATGGATCGTGATTAACGCCTGGCCCTTCGAGGCCGAACTTGCAGCCCCTCGACATACGCCGCCGAGTGTCGCTCGACGATATTTAGAGGGTGAAGAGGCATTCCGACGTCAAAGCTGGAACGCCGCCGTGTCGATGTATCGCTCCGCTCTCGATATCGCCACAAAAACGATATCAGGCGTGCCCTCCGGTCTGAATTTCTTCCACCGCCTAAAGTGGTTGCACGATAACCAACACATCACGCAGCAGATGAAGGACTGGGCCGATCACGTAAGAATTGAAGGCAACGAAGCCCTTCACGACCCTGACGAGTTCGACGAGGCTGATGCCAAGCCGCTGCGCCTCTTCACCGAGACGTTCCTTCGGTACATCTACGAACTTCCAGGAGAAGTCTCGGCCTTCAGGGGTGAAACGCCAACCGAATAGCGACCTGCCCAGGTAATCCGATATGACGCCCTTCCCGCAATCCAGCCGCAGTCGTCGGGGTTGACCAGCCCCTCATGCGGCTCCGCGCCACGGTGGCCTTCTCGGCCTAAGGTGTCGTCGTCTTTGGCCGGCCTTGATCGGTGCTGGACCCGGCGAGAATAGGCGCGGT